AAATAATTTAAAAACCTTATATTTGTAATATAAATATTTATTATCATGGCTATAACACAAGTAGTAACAGGAAGAAACGTAGAGGCAGAGTACTCAAACGTAAAAGATACATTCCCTGCTTCGGCAGCTCCAACAGCAGGAACAATTTCAACAGGATATAGACTAGACCAAATCATTGGTGTTGCAACAGTTTTTTTAACTGATGTAGAGAAAGGTGATTATATCTGGTTTACAACTACTGATGAATTAGTTGAGGTTAAAGGAGTTCAAGATATTGGTGTTGCAACAGTTTTTTTAACTGATGTAGAGAAAGGTGATTATATCTGGTTTACAACTACTGATGAATTAGTTGAGGTTAAAGGAGTTCAAGATGATTTGATTCTTTCATTAGAAAGAGAAGTTGCAGGAGCACTTGCCGGTGTTGCCTTCAAAATAGTTAAGAAGAATGGATATAAAACTATCTCTTGGTTAGTTGATTCTGTAGCAGCAGCAGAGATTAATAGTATCTCTTATGAAGCAGGAGTTTCTAAATCTTATGGAAATAGTAAGCCAAATGGAGAAGGTGGAGGAAATAGACTAGCACCAGTTCTAGTTGATTCAGCAATTAATGGTAATGTAGTTAATATTTCAGCAGAATAAGATGCCACAAAAAGTATCAGATATAATATCATTTTTAAGTGAAGCTAAACTTGAAATAGGCTCTTTCTTTATAGCTTTATTTGTACCAACCATACCTGGATTAATGTTTATCGGACTTCTAATATTCGCAGATACATTTACAGGAATATGGAAAACGGTTAAAAACAAAGGATGGAAGGGTGTGAATAGCAGACCTTTATCGGATGGGTTACTTCCAAAATTAACAATGTACCCATTAATACTACTTGTTGCTAGTGGGTGTAAACATATATTTCCAGATATTCCATTTATTAGATCTTCTATATTTTTAATAATGTGTATCGAGATTAAAAGTTTAACAGAAAACATAAATGTTATTTTAAAAATAAACTTTTTTAGTTTTATAAAAATATATTTAGAAAAAGGAAGGAAAGGTATTGTTGAAGAAATGTCAAAAAATAATACTAAAGAGGATGACAATCGATAAAAAATACCTAATACCTGTATTAATTTCTATATTAACTATAATAGGTGGATTCACTTGGAAGTTAATAGAGAAAGGTGGAGAGGCTGAGTTTAACGAGAAGGTTGAGGCTATTATCCAAAAGAAGATGTCAGATTCGGAATTAATAAATACTCTTCTTAATAGCGAACAAGTAGAGAAGTTTAAAGAAGATGCTGGTCAAGATTTAAAGAATAGCATCCTTAGTTTAGATACAAGCAAACTAAACATATCATCTTATTTAGGTAAAGAATTAGGGATAAGAGATGAAGATGTGTTACCATTCCTTGCTGAGTTTATGAAACAAGTAAAAGAAGGTAAGATAGCAACTAAAGAAGATGTTGAAAAAGTAGAAAAGAGATTACCTAGAAGAAGCCCAGAAGTAGTATATTAAACCTAAGATATGAATTTAAGTAAACATTTAACTTTAAAAGAAGCAACAAAATCAAACACAGCATCAAGACTCGGTATTAGTAACAGTCCAACAGAAGAACATAGAGAAAATCTAAGAATAGTTGCTGAGAAAGTATTTGAACCTATTAGAGAGCACTTTGGAGTTCCAATAGGAGTAAGTAGTGGTTATCGTTCTGCTAGGTTAAATAAAGCAGTAAAAGGAAGTGCTACATCAGATCATTGCAAAGGAATGGCTTTAGATTTAGATGCAGATATGTTTGGTAAAATAACCAATGCACAAATATTTCATTTCATTAAGGATAATTTAGATTTCAAACAATTAATTTGGGAGTATGGAAATGATAGTGAACCTAATTGGGTTCATGTTTCTTATGATCCAAACAACAATAAGAAAACTGTACTTAAAACCTTAAAAGGTGGTGGGTATGCAAACTACTAATCATGGCTAACTTTAAATTTTTCCAAGACCAACTTAGAGAGGAATCTGGTGGTAAATACTCTTCAAAAAAATGTTGGGGATTAATAGTAATGACTTTAGTTTGTCTTGCCTTTGCTTTAGATGGCCTTAATTTCTATACAGCTAATGAGAATCTATTTAATTCTATGTTAATTGCTGGATGTACTTTATTAGGATTAACTTCAGTAAGCTCAATGTTTAAGAAAAAAGAAGATGCTCAGTAAAATAATATCCATATTATTAGTTGTTACATTATTTAGTTGTAATCCATTTATCTCCAAAGAGCTTAGACGTAAGAATAAATGTAATAGAAAGCTAGAGAGAGTAGTAAATAAATGTCCTGAGTTACTTAATCAAGATACAATACGAGATACAGTAGTTTTCAATATTCCGGAAGTAAGAATAGATAGTTTTATTACTGTAGAACGTGATACATCTATACTAGAACTTATTCCTAACGATACTATAAAAGAAATAGTAAGAAACTATATAGTAAACCACAAAGTAATTAAAGATACCATAACTCATGTTATTGATGGATATACATTCAAATTCTTTACAGATGCTAAAGGAGATATAGGTTACTTGGTTACAAAGCCAGAGGAGAAAGTAGAAGAGATTATAGAAATACCTGTAGATGTTGTAAAACCAATTCAACTTACTATTGGAGAACAGATAATGAATGTATTTGCTTCTGTATGGAGATGGGGGTTATTTCTTTTAGTCATAATTATATTACTATACTTAGGGTATAAATTCCTTAAAGGATATTTCAATAGGCCAATATAATTTTTTTACAAAAACATTACAACAAAATACAACTATATAATATTTATTTGTATATTTGTTTAATGTACAAGGCTATGTTTAGTTTATTTAACGATTTAAAAAGATAAAATTATGAGTAAAGCACTAAGAAGATTAAAAGAACAAATGGAAATAGATTTCTTAAAAAGTAAAACATACACTGAAATAAATGAAATGTTTAACCAAATGAAGCAGAAAGTTGATGAAGCAGAAGGTAAGTTAAATGAATTAAATATAGGTGGTGTTAGCGGTAGTTCTTTGATTGAGATTGAAAACGCTTACATTGAAGATGCGGACACCGTTGATAATTACGATGCAACAGGTAGAGTTAGTAAACTTTGGATTACAAAAGAAGATTTTGACCAGATAAAGTGTATTAATAACTAATTACCGCTAACGATTAGTATATGAAATGTGGAGCAAAGCGGAATTTTTTATATACCGTGTTATGCTTCGTTAATTTAATAGTTATGAAATTTATAGAACAAGTAGAGAATTTAAAAGTATTCACAGTAACAAAACCAAGAACTTATATTACTTGGACTAATACAGAAAAAGGTAGAGATGTTGTGGATACTTATGAGAGAATTGATGATGGTTTTGTGGTTTATGTAAACCAATACAATAAGTCAATGAGAACAATAAAAGGAGATTCATTTTTTGATGAATTAGAAGAAATGTATAATAGTGCTTTTAATGAAGCATAACGGTTTGTATAAGATTTGAAGGGCAAACCACTAATGATGATTAAAAGAGCAAAAGGCTATATTGCCCTTTTAATTTTATACTTTGTTATAGCCAGTTAATTTACTAGCACTATGAAAATTGAAATGCAGAAAAGAAAGGCGGGAATATACGCACAATGGTTTTGTATAGAAGGATTGAGCGGAGGGAAAAGAACTACATACTTAATATATGCACACCAAGCTAAAAACTACGCACAAGCTGTTAGATTTTGGAATAAAATGTGGGGTGGGCGTAATGGAAACAAAGCCTTTGTGCTGAGAAATGCCGAGCCTTACGACCCTAGTTTATGTTTAGCCTGTTAATTGGCTATAACGTATAGTATAAAAAATCGTTTTAATGTTTTTTATACAGTGTTGTAAGTAGTACGGTTTAATATCACAAAACTTAAATATATGATTAGATTTAATAAAGAAATACAAGGTACAAGGGAAAGCGACCATTACGCTACACCTAAAAAGTTTTATCAAAAATTACATAACGAATTTAATTTTGATTACGACCCTTGCCCATTTAGAAGTGAGTTTGATGGGCTTTTAACTGAATGGAAAGGCAATGTTTATATAAACCCACCTTACTCAAACATAGAGCCTTTTATAACTAAAGGGATTAAAGAAGTAAGGCTTGGAAATGCTGAGAAATTGGTTTACTTAATACCGATTAGAAGTGATACAAAATATTGGCACAACTTAATAATGCCTTACGCAACCGAAATTAGATTTGTAAAAGGCAGACTAAACTTTAACGAAAGTAAAAGCCCTGCTCCATTCCCTTGCGTATTGGTAATTTTTGATAAAACACTAAAAGGGATAAATGGTTGCTTTACATACGAACAGTAGTATTACTTACAACGTATTGGCTATGATGTCGGTTTTTATTTTTCTTAAAAACTGCATTGTAGGTGTTGTTACCATTAGTACGGTATTAAAAGACTAAATTTAATTAATAGTAAAAACTTAAAAATAATATAATGGAAAAAGCAATTTTATTAGGATTTATCGCTCATCTAATTGGCGATTATGTATTACAGAATGATTACATAGCAAACGAGAAAACAAAGAGTACAATACCTGCATTAATACATATATGCTTGTATGGAATACCATTTTACTTTTTAGTAGGATTCTCTTACTCTTTGTTGTTTATAGTTGGTACACACTTTTTTGTTGACCGATTTAGATTAGCGACTTATTGGATTAAATTGATTAATTGGAATTGGAAAAGTAAAAACTTTGGATTTGCAGACGATAAGCCAATGTGGATGAGTGTATGGTTAATGATTATTTATGACAACACTTTCCATATTATTTTTAACTCTTTAGCAATATGGTACTATTACAGCACTATGTAGTATTAAGGGTAACAACCGTATAAACTTAACTATTGTTGTAAAAATATGATTATAAGATATAAATATGGATTTGATTTTAACGGTATTCTATACGGTTGGAAAGACAAAATACTATATCGTTTACCTCAAATGATAGATAAAAGATTTTACCCATTAAAAGAATGCGGTAAATGGACTAACGGATACATAGTAGGTAGAATGAGAAAAAGCCATAAGCAGTTAGAATACATGACTAATTTTATTAATTTTGAACATCAACAAATTAAAGATAAAGATTGTCCTTTTTAATATATTTTTTATTTGTCATAATAGAATTAAATCATTAATTTTAAAAAATATTTAATAATTATGAAAATAAACGGAGTAGAAGTAGAGGAGAGGAATGAGCTTATATCCAATATTGAGAAGCATTTCGGAAGTATATACGCCTTCTCAAAGACTTCAGGATTCTCTTACTCTATATTAAAAAGAACATTAATCAATTTAGACTTCTCTAAAGAGGATTTTGATGCAATCAAGGCATCATATAAAGCTAATTACGATCCAGAGAAAGTTCCTTTTAGAATATCTGAAGAAGATAGAAAGAGAATACGTATGTGTATTTTAGAGAACTTTAAAAACTCAAAGAAATTTACGGAGAAACATACTGAGTATGATTCAGTTTACCTTAGTAATGTAATTAATGGTAGATTGAAGTTAAGATCAAATAAATATGTAAACTTTATTAGTTTACTAGAAAAGAAGTACGGATTGGATTTAAACTAAGATGAAAATAAAATATAAAAAAGGAGTTGTTAGTGATTGCGGATTGTATTATATACACAATGGAACTAATTACTGGTACACTCCTGACCAACACGACTATATTGTAATAACTTTTCATTCAATTATGAGAAGGTTTAATATTTATAATGAATTTAGAGCATATATGGGAAGTGTTGACCATTTGAAAGGCACAAAAGGAATGTTGGCACAAACTGAAAAACTACTAATAATAAACCCAAAACACCATTATATATTAAATATTGAAACTACTATAAGGCAGTATAAAGAACAAATAATAGAACAGCAGAAAAAAATTAATAATTATAGAAAAATATTTAGGCTGCTGTATAATTAAACGTAACTATATTTAAAATTAAATTATATAAAGAATGAAAGTAATTAAAGAAGGAGCAGACTGTAGGGCTGCTATGAAAGTAGGTATTGATACTGCTGTAAATTTAGCAAAAGTAACACTTGGAGGAAAAGGAAGGATTGTAATGATAAACATTCCAGGAGGAATACATTCAACGATGGATGGTGTTACGGTATTAAAAAACATAGCTCTTACTGATGATACAGAAGACATGGGAGTTAAGTTAGTGTTAGAAGCTGCTGAGAAGCAAGTATCTATGTGTGGTGATGGAACTACCTCAGTATCTATTCTTTTACAAGCTATCATTAATCAAGGAATGGAAGCTATTGGTAAAGGAGCAGATTCTTTAAAAGTAAGAATAGGAGTAGAGAAAGCAGTAAAGATTGTAGTGGACCATCTTGAAAGAACAGCTATACCAATTGGAAGGAAGAGTAAGGAAATTTTTCAAATTGCAAAAATATCAGCACATGATGATAGTGATATAGCTAAAATCTTATCAGATGCAATTGGACAAACAGGAGAGCACAGTCATATTACTGTAGAGGAATCAAGAGGTATTGAAACATATATCGATTTAGCAGAAGGAGTTAAAGTGAATAGTGGTTGGTTATCACCATTGTTTATAAACAACCAAAAGAAGATGACTGCAGAATTAGATAATACTTACATCTTAATTTATGAAGGAAAGATTCATAGTCTTGGAGAAATTGTAGGATTGTTTGATAAAGTAAACAAAGAAGCTAACAGTTCATTATTAATTATTTCTGACAATTTAGATGGTGATGCTTTATCATCATTAGCTATAAATGTTAAGAGAGGTAATCTTCGAGCAGTAGCAATTAATCCAGCAGGACATAATAGAGAAGATGTTATATTTAGATTAAAAGATATAGCTATTGCTACAGGAGGAAAAGTATTATCGCCAGACGAAGGCCATAAACTAGAAGATGTTGAGTTATCTGATTTAGGATTTGCTAAGAAAGTTGTAGTAGAGCAAGGTAATACTATGATTATTGGAGGTAATGCTAAACCAGAAGAACTTCAAGAAAGAGTAGAAACTATTGAGGCCAACATTAAAGATGCTGTAAATTCTTTTCAGGAACAGATTCTTAAAAACAGAATAGCTTCATTAACTGGAGGAGTAGGAATTATTTATGTAGGCGGTACATTGGAGTCAGAAGCTAAAGAGAGAAAGGATAGAATGGATGATGCTCTTGGTGCTGTATTGGCTGCATTAGAAAATGGTGTTGTTCCTGGAGGAGGAATATCTTTACTACAAGCTAAAGAGTGTTTGGATAGACATATAGAAATAGAAACATCTTTAGATTCAGGATTCTTTACAAGAAGAATGAGTGATGAAACTATTGGAATGAAAATAGTTTCAGATGCTTTAGAGCTTCCGTTTAGACAAATAATAAGTAATGCAGGATTGAATCCTAACAACATCCTTAAAGAGATTAAGAATAGAGGGGTAGGATTTGGTTATAATGTTATTACTGATGAGTATATTAATATGGTAGAGGAAGGGGTTTTAGATCCTGCAAAGGTTGAGATTAATGTAGTTAAAAATGCTTCATCAATAGCAACTCAGTTTTTAAATACTGAAGGAACAATTACTCCTATCATTAACAGTAAGTTGTAATGATAATTAGAGTTGATATAAGAGACTTTCTGTGGTTTTATTATTACTTTGATGGTAATGGGTTCAAAACTACCACAGAAGGTTTCTATAATCATATAGAGGCAGAGAAACACGCCAGAGATAGACTTGGTAATGATGTAGAATTTCAATATAATTGATATGATAAAAATAAAAGATTTAGAAGATGGTGCTCAGTTTTTGTTTAAACCATTAAAACATAAGGAACAAAAGGATTATCCACTTGTTAAGATAGATACTAAATTTAGGGGTAAAAAAACATCTAAAGATGGTAAGGTATTACTTGCTCAATATTCTGAATATTTAAGTCAATGGTTTTATTATACTCCAAATGACTCCTCTTTAGAGGATGATGAGATTGAATTAATAGATAAAGAAAATTATATAGATTAATGAAATTAGATAGTAATGAAGAGTTATATTTTAGTTGGTATTTATATGAGCTAAAGATTAATGGTTTTATAGAATATTATAAACCACATCCAGAATCTTTTAAATTATCAGATCCAATAGTTAATAGTTATATAAAAAAACTAAAAACAAAAGATAAGAATGAGACAGAAGAGGTTTTAAAAGGACATTTATATACTACTGATTTTATAATAAAATGGACAGAAAAGGCAAGAAATTTATTCTTTAAGGAATTGAATAATAATTCTAAAATTAAAGAATCTAATTATCAGCAATTTCTTATTGCATCAGATTCTTTAATTTCTTATATAGAAGTAAAACCTATTTTTGATCAGAATAATATGACAAGGTTAGCTAAGATAAATCAAAAATGGGTATGGGAAAAACATAATATTTTTATAAATATAGTTATACCAGATAAACACTTTAGTAAGACATTCACTCCTGCTAAATATATGATAACAAATATATCGGGTAAATCAAGAAAAATTAGATATAAACCTATTAAAACTTTAAAAGAGTTTATAAATGAAAGACTATAGAGCTGTTAATTATGCAACATTAAAGTTTGGTATTACCGAATCCAGAGGAGATAAGAAGCTTCCTTATAAATGGACTAAAGAAGTTGATACGTCAATTGTCGGAAGTAACTTAGAAGAAGTGTTGAGGTTTTCTCCGGAAATAGAAAAGACTTATCATGAAAAGTTAGGTCTTATAAAGAAATCTAAGATTAAATTAATCAATGTTAAAATAATTCATTCACAAGGTAAAACAATGTATAAGATATAATGGCTAAAGAATGTTTATGTGGTTGCGGAAGACCTAGATTTTCTACTGGTTATTCTAAATATTGTCAGCATAAAAGGACTGATGAGAAATGGTTAAAGAAATCTGAGGAGAAATCTAAAAGAAAGGTATTTACTATAAAGCCTATCTCAGATAGTATGGCTAAGAAATTAAAGGAATACCGTATAGAGAGAGATGAATACATGAGAACACATCCTAATTGTGAATTTGAAGGTTGTAATAAAGAGAGTAATGACCTTCATCATAAAGCTGGTAGGGGTGAGCATCTTTCAAATAGAGGTTCATTTATGTCTGTATGTAGGAAGCATCACAATTGGATTCATGAACATCCTAAAGAATCAAGGGAGTTAGGGTATTTAATTTAGATTATTTCTCCTAGTAATTATTCTACTTCTTTTTTTATCCATTGTAGTAAGATGCCAACTAGAGCACTCTTCACAGTAGTATTCATTGGTTGCTTGTTCTTTATAGTTTTTGTTTAGCATCTTCTTAGCTTTTTTAGCAGACTTTCTATTCTTATAAACCTTTTTACCACAACCCATAATCAAATGTAATCTTTTACTTCCGGAAAGTCAATAAAAAAAGGAGCAACCACCACTCCTTTTAATTAATGTGTAAACAAATATTAAGAACATTGTGGTTATTTTTTAGCTAACTCCATTAAAAACTCTCTACCTAATTCACACATTTCATGAATTAGATTAATCTTTTCATTATCCCTTACAGTAAGTTTCTTAATAACTCTTTTCTCTAAAGGTATCTCAACAAATCCATTTATAATATCAGCAGACCTTTCATCAGGAGTATCTTCAATACAGTCATGTAGTTTAATTAACCTAAAGAAGTTTTCTTCATCATAAATAAATCTATTTATTATTTCTAACTTTTTCCATGCAGGAACTTCATTGTTTTCATGGTTAAAACCTTCTCTATATATCTGGTCCATTAACATTGAATCAGATAAGTTAGTTAATACATAAGCAGTTTCCCATTCATCAGCACCATATAAATCAATGTAAGATAAATTTTGGTAGTCATAAATTGGATCTAAAGGTTCATCTTCAAAAGGAAATGTAGATAAATCCCATGAACTTTTAATATCTATACCTTTTTTATTTACTGGTTTAATATCACATTCACCTGTAAGCCAATCATTATAAAGACGTTCTTTATTATTTTCATAAACGGTATCATCAAGTATGGAAAGGATAGTGATAGAATCCTCTTCATTTGTGTTTCCTTTATTTATATATTTTGATACAAGTTCTTTCCTTCTATTGTAAACAACTTCTCGGTATAGTCTTTTTAAATAACTTTTTGCTCCAGTAGATAATTGTTTGTTATCTCTTTTGTAGATAAGGTCATCTAAAGTTTCTTGTTGTTTTTCAGTAATACCGATAATCTCAGTTCTTTTTCTGTCAAGATCTTCAAGTGTCTCTGCTTGCTTCGGTGTTAGTGTTCCGACATTATATAAAGTTTCAAATAACTCTTGTTGCTTATCAGTAAGACCTTTCTTAGTTACTTTTCTAGCTTCTAAATCATCAATAAGTTTAAGTTGAGCTTCAGATAATCCAGTAGCTCCAGTCATTATGTGAGCTACACCACTAGCTCTGAATAGGTATTTTGAAAAATCGTATTTCATATCTATTTATTAATAAAAAAACATTTTAATAATTTATATTTTGATGGGGTTTTGACCCTTGTTTTATTTCCGGAAGTATAAAAAACTTTATTACAAAAATTATTTAAGTCTTTATTAACCTCTAATTCACTATTATATAAGTTAGCCCCTATATTTGAAACTTGAGTATTATACATTGAAGCATTTTCTATTTTAACAAACCCTAGATTTAACATAAATATTAATTTAGAGTTAATTTTAAATGGGATATGATACCTAGATTGATAGCTATTTATCTTTCTTTTTTCAAAATGACTATTATCCCAATCAAGTTTTTTATTAAAAAAACAATGAGATAGGTAAAATATTAGGTATTTTAATTCGTCTTTCATATTTATTTATTTTTACAAAGCATTAAACGATCAAATCCAATAGCGAATCCTATTCCTTTTTCATAAGAACCTCCTCCACAAATTTGTTCTTGGCTACCTAGTTGTTTACATCTTATTTCAAATCCTTCTTCAGTATAATAGTTTAGTCCACGTTTTACAGAATAGTCAACTAATATATCATTAGTTTTTAGCTTACATAATTCGGATGCAATATCAATAAGTTCTTCTTTAATAAATTCAGTAGCAGGATTTATCACTTCACATCCGAATTGCCAAAACTCTCTATATCTTCCTTTTTGTGGTCTTTCGTATCTCCAACATTTTTCAAAATACCAAACTCTAACTTCTTTTTTAGACTGCCAGAAATGTTTTGCAATTTGTTGAACCGTAGCAGTTCCTTCTGGTCTAAGGCAAAGTTGCCTTCCTTTTTTATCGTTAAAAACATACATTTGATTAAGCACCTCTTCTCCGGCTTTATCAACATATAGTTCTTGAGGTTCAATACTAGGTAGTATTATCCCTTGAAATCCGTATGATTCTACAGTAGCAATCATTTGATTTAATATTACTTGTCTTTCTTTTACTTCATCCCCAAATAATATTCTAGTTCCTCTTGACTGTTGTTCTATTTTATATTCCATATCTATTTATTTAATAATTTCTTCATCATTAAGTCATATCGTTCTTTAACTTGTTCATCCATTAATCCATCAACAGCTTTTAATTTCTTTTTAAGAGATTCAACCGTTCCACTCTTATCAATCATTTGAAGTAATCTTTTTTTAAGTTCTTCTTTAGCTTTTACTTCCGGAGATTCATCTTTCACTTTCTGTTTTTCATTAAAGTAATCTCTCATTACATCAGTATAATCATCTTTCTCTGCTCTAAATATCTGACCTATTTCTTTAGATGCGTTCATTATAGCAAATCCTTTACCAGCAGGAATGTTTCTATGATTCCATTTCATCTGTTGGTTATCAGCAGCAATTAATGGTACACAAGAAGTTCCTGAGTAGGTTAGGGGTATTTTTAATACCGGATGATGGACTATCAAATTAACTGTAGTTAGCACTTGACCTTCCATAAGAACAGGAGCAAAAGGAATAACTATCTCATAAGCATCGAATATAGCTTGTAGCATCTGTTCAATTACTTGCAGAGGGATATACTTATTTCCAAACTCTTTATTAGTCTTTAGAAGCTTCTTAGGAGGTTCCTGGTTAAGAATCCTTTTGTATTCTAATAAGTCAAAATCTTTTTTAGATAATGATGAGCTTCTAGGTTTTGATTTCTTTTTGGTTATTACAGTAACTTCAGCTACTATTTCTTCAAATAAATCTAATTGTTTTGTCATATATTATATTTTAAACATAGCGTGCCTTATATCCCTTCAAATAGGGAGGTGTTAAATCTAAGATTAACTAAGCATAATTAACATTCGCATCCCTTACTCTTTGAGTGGTTTCTACATTTCTATAGAAACTCTTTAACGGTACTGGCTAGATATTATCTAGTTTGAAGGTCGTATGTTGTCGGCTAAACATGGCATACTCTTTTTAACCAGCATTTAATTCTACTCTAACTTAGCGTTTAGTATCTTTTTTGTTATTGCAGTTCCGAATAATCAACTGCTACTAAGTGTTATATGTCTGCTAAGTTAATAATGAAATGTAGAAAGCCACTTAGCCAACCTGTCCTTTAAGAGCAACCCTAAAGTAATCTACATTTCAAAATTAAACATTTATTTTATATCCTTATACTTTTACCATTAAAAAGTGTTTAGCAGGAAGCTACAAGTTAATGTAACTTCCTGTAAATCATATTTTACCAAGGCAATCCATCATCCTCTTCACTATCAGAAGGGAGATTAGCCTCTGCTGTTTTTTTAGCATGAGCTTGTTCCAAAGGCATTTGACTAGCATCCATTTTAGGTTGTTCAAAAGTCAAAGTTTCTAAATTATCTTTAGCCCATTTCTCAGTAAACTTGTAAAGGAAGTCTAATTGAGCATCGCTATCCCATTTCTCTTTACCAGCAACCATTTTCTTTTCCCAAGCAGGTAATTCTCCTGGTTCATCTTTAGTCCAGAACATAGGAACTTTATCACCTTCAAAGCCTCTATCTTTTTGATATACCGAAACACCGATAACTCTTTTAGGTTTACCTTTAGAATTAAGTTTTTCTTTATCATCAAAGTTGTAAGGTTTTAGGGTTACTTCCAATTCAGGGTTGATGTTGTTCAGTCTGAACATGATGCTTCTACCGTAAGAAGAATCTATTTTTACAGAAAGGTTGTAAAGATTGTTAGGTGTAGCTAAACGTATTTCCATTGTAGTACCATAATCTCCATCTTTCATTTTGATAGATTGAAGTAGTCCTGCAATACCTCCGTAATGTCTTTCAATTACAGTCTTTACGTAGTTACCATCATCATCTTCGATTTTTCTTTCAATGGTAAGTTGTTTCTCTCCATTGAATTGATGCTCTTTAAATCTTTGTGTTACTTTACCTCCAATGATTGATAGGTAAGTTACATTGCTTTCTTGTTCTTCAATTAGTCCACTCATGTTTTTATTGTTTTAATTAATTGTTTAAGGTACAAATATATTAAATAATATTTAATATCTATGATGTTTTATAGTTTATTTTTTAGTTGTTTTTCCGGTATTATATTAGAAAGGGGCATCTTCATCATCAAAACTATTATTAGGTTCTATAGCAGCATTAGGGTTATAAGAATCATAATTATTAATTTGAGGAAGTTCGTTCCAATCTTCAAATTTAGTGAACTGACCTTTAAATCTCATTTCAATATCTTTAAGTCCGTTATGTCTGTCTTTAGCTATAAGTAGGAATCCTTTACCAATAGTTGAGTTTCCCTCATCATCTTCAGTAATACCATAATATTCTGGTCTATAAAGAAACTGTACAGAATCAGCATCCTGTTCGATACTTCCGGATTCTCGTAGATCAGATAACATTGGTTTTTTAGGACCACCTCTTTTTTCTACCTCTCTTGATAATTGTGCTAAAGCAATAACAGGAACATTCAAGTCTTTAGCTAACTTTTTTAATCCTCTTGATATAGCACTAATTTCCTGCTCTCTGTTGCCTCCTTTAGTGTCATGTGATATAAGTTGTAGATAATCTATATATATCGCATCTAATCCTTTCTTTATCTTTTGTTTTCTAGCAATCTTTCTTATAGCATTAAGTGATATTCCAGCAATATCTATAATTGTAAGGTTATCATTCATTAATTCAGAAGTCTTTTCATTATATTTCTTCCAATCATCTGAAGTCATATTCCCTTCTTTAAGTTGGGTTAATGGAATTTCGGTATTAACTGATACTATACGATTCATAAGTTCTATTGCCGACATCTCAAGGCTAAAGAAAAGTACCTTTTTACCTGCTTCATTTGCCATGTGATTTGCTTCGCATACTGCTTGGGCTGACTTCCCCATAGAAGGTCTTCCTGCTTTTATTATTAGGTGGGTGTTTTGATAACCTCCAGTATGTTTGTCTAGTTTTTGTATTCCAGTAGTTAAGCCAGTAATACCTTTTTTAGTTTTAGCCTCCTCAATATTTTTTTTAAGTTGTCTAAGTAGTTCAATGTTTGATTCAGTTTTGTTGGATGCTTCGGTATTATCTATCTCATAAGATTTGGTGAGTAAATATTCGGCAGTATCAAAAACATCTGTAGTATCATCATAAGAAGAGGTAATAACATCACTACAAAGCCTAATCATATCTCTAGCAATTTCCTTTTCTCTAACTATTCTTGCATGATGCTCTATGTTTGCTGCTGAAGCTATTCTGTTAGTTAGTTGCATAATAGCATAAGCACCACCAACTAAATCTAAATCACCATTCTTTTTAAGTTGTTGAGTAACTGTAAGGATGTCAATAGCCTCAGAATTATCATTAAGCTGTTTTATTGCTTTGTATATTCTTTGGTTATAATCCTTGTAGAATGAAGCTTCTGTTAAGATGTCCATTACCTCAAGGATAGCATCTTTTTCTAAAAGTAGTGCTCCTATTACAGCTTCTTCTAGTTCTACTGCATTTGGTGGTAATTTTGAGTTATTAATCATATACTTCCGGAATTTACCCTAAATTTAAGTTAAGCTTTATCTTTTCACTATCATTTTTGCTTACTGGAGTAGCGTACATATCTATTTTGTCTGCTCTTGAAAAGAACTCTGGAGTCAGGTGTTGGCATCCGTTATTTTTATGATGCTCAGTTTGAGGAGCATTTTCAATTGCAGTCATAATCATTTTTTTAGTGTAGCCATCCTTTAGTCTAGCGATATATTTTCTTCTTACTACTTTGTTTATTACTTGGAAGTTTCTTCCTGTTTTTTGGTTTATAAAGGTAAGAAGTTTATCCCAATCAAAAGACTCTTTCTTTTCTACTTCCAGAAATTCACCTAAAGAATCAAAGTGTTTCTTGATTATTTGATTAGCTTCTTTAAAGTAGTACTTATGGCTAGATTTGTCATAAGCATTTTTCTCCAGGTCTTTAAATAGTATATCTAGTTTTGTCATAGTTGTAGATTATTTTATACTGCCGGAAATTGGTTTACTGTTTCTTATACCCATACTTTCCAAAATATTTTTTATGTAGCTTGGCTTCTTTAATATTGTAGATACTTCTTAGTCTATCTTGTTCTTTATCGTATTCAATATATTCTTCTGGATTATTAATTCTATGTAATATGCCTTTAGATAAATTTAAGTCATGTTTTGCTCTACCGTAAACTTCTTTATACATTTTATCAATAGCCTTATTGTATTTATCTTTTACATTCTGAGGTATTGATTCCCATAGATTTCTTCTTTTTGTTTCTACAGGGAAGTATTCAGGATATTTTGTTATTGTCTTTTCCCAAAGAGAAAATCCTATTAGTATATTATGGGCAGCACATAATTGCACATATAAAACTTCATCTGGGATATTTTCTATATTCATAACCTTATTTTTCAGATGAATTTCCGGTATTAGAAGGAAGTTCCCAATAGTATTCAGGTCTTCCATACAAACCAGTTTTAGTTTTAATAGTTTTACGTAGTAGTCCTTCAGAAGTAAGAGTATTAATAGCCCTTCTAATAGAAGTAAGAGGAACAGAATCAACATCAAAAGCATTAACCCAAACTTCAGAAGGAGTCATTTGTCTTTTATGTTTTTTAAATAATTCTAATATAATGCCGGATTGTGCTTTGGCATTTGAGGTGTACTTTTTTAAATCTTCTCCTGTTTGGCAGGTAGTGTTGAAGTATTGTTCGTTGTGTTTCATATTTTTAGGTTTTAAAAAGGACAATATTCCTTTGATTTATTTTCTTTTATAGTTTTCCAATCTCTTTGTATCTTCTCTTTTATTGCTTGTCGTATAAATTGACTTACATTAACATCATAAGTCTTTAGAATATCTAAACTATTGCTTTGAGTTTCTGAAATCATAATTACTTGACGTTTAGTGTATTTCTGCATTTTTATTACAATAAAAGGTGTGTTTAGTCGGTTGTTGTGCATAATACTAGATCATACCACTAAAGATGTGAGCGATAACGTCAACAGTCCATCCGTTCCCTAACATTTTATATCTTTGTCCACTTGCTACAAAATTAGTATAGTCCCTTGGCACTCCTTGCATTGTTTCGCATTCGTTTTCTGTTAGTTTTCTAAGCCTGCCGTTTACCTTTACTATATTTGTAGCACTTCTATCACACCTAAAAGCGTGGGGTGTTATACAGTTCGCTTTATTATACTTTATGCTTTTATTATAAAAATCTATAACCTCAACACTATTGCCTTTTGCTACGTATTTACAAGGTTCGTAGTGTTTAATTTGGTGTTCCTTACAATAGTACTTTTCATCAACTTTATCGTTAATAACATCATCAATAAGTATATGTTTTTTCTCTATTTCATCAATAGGTATGTTAGTCCAATAGTATCTTTTTCTGTTTTGAGCAGTAAATTCGTTACTATCAATCAATACACCAACTACACCTAAGTATTCATCAAGTTGCAGTTTACTTTCTTTTTTCATTTGCACGTTTTCAAGTAGCCAATATTTAGGATTAAGTTCTTTTTTTAGTCTTAAAAACTCATAAAATAATTTACTCTTGCTTCCTCTTAATTCTTCTCTTTCAAATTTCAGGGTACTAAAATCTTGACAAGGAGAACCTCCAATTAATAAATTAATACTAGGTAAATCTTTTGCTTTTACATCAGTAACACTTCCAATCTGTTTTGTGTTTGGGTAGTTTTTCATAGTTACTTGCATAGCGTATTTATCAACTTCACTTGCAAAGTAATTATCTACTTTAATTCCTAATTTATCGAGTGCTATCTGTCCGCAACTCATTCTTTTTCATAGTTACTTGCATAGCGTATTTATCAATTTCACTTGCAAAGTAGTTGTCATACTTAATTCCTAATTTGTTTAGAGCTATTTGTCCACAACTCATTCCATCAAATAAACTTAATACATTCATATTTTTTAATTTTCTTTAGTTCTTACTTTACCGTACTATGCACAACACTGGTTATAGTGCATATTTGCGAAAAGCAAATCCGACACCATACCCTTAACGTTACCCACAATAAAAATTACTCGGCTAGTACATAGCAAGTAACAGCATTAAGTATGTTGTTAAGGTGTTCAAGTTCTGTATTCCTTTTTTCAGCCATCCAATTATTGTGTGTTCTACTGTCTTGGTCTTCCGCCTTGTTTGCTTCACGCTCGTAATAATCTCGCTCCCCTTCAAGGTCTGCAATCTTTGTCGATAGGTAATTTAATTCGTCTTCCATTTCCGTAATTTTAAAAGATGGGTAACACTGTATAAAGTGAAAAGCCATCAAAGTTTTGTAATAAACAGCCAGATTTAGGTGTGGCTTCTCACCTTATACTTAACGTTAT